AGGTCTGCACCCAGGTGCAGTCTGCAAAGTTACGGGGTGTTGTGTAATTCTTCATGTCGTTCTCCTGAAAGGTGGGGCCAGTGGCCCCGGTTGATTAAACGGCGGCCTTGCGTGCGTCAGATCTTGCGTTAACTTCAAACTGCTTGCTTGCAACGCACTTGATGCAGCGGTATGCAGGCGCTTCCATCTTGAAGTTTTCCCAATCGGTGCTCATTGGAGTGCGCAGAATGTTGCGGCCACAAGCAGTGCGGCTGGCGAAGCCACTGCCTGATTTGTTGAGGTGCATTTGATGTGCCATGTTTGCTGCTCCGGTTTGTTTGTTGCGACGCCCTGATCATAACACCACAAACACACACAAACGCGCACAATCATAAAAGATTATTTTATAAGGGATTTCCCTAATCCATCATCTCAACATCATGCGGCCCACGCTTGCCATCTAGGATTTCATGCAGGCGCTTTTCTGTCAGCCTGTGGCAGCGCACCATCACCCTGGCTGGCAGCATGTCGATCAGCTCGGCATAGTCGCTCAGGATTGAGCGCACGGCCACGATGCCTTCACCGTCCAGGCGCAGCTTGTGCCCTTCCTTGCTGCGCTTGCCTGCCTTGGCCATGGCGGTGATGGCATCCATGAGCAGGCCGCTGCCGTCCTCGCAGACTTTCATCTCCTGCACCAGCGTTTCCACCAGGTTGATGGCGTCCGACACCAGCCTCCAGTCGTCTGGCTGCGGATCTTCGCCCTGCTCCATGTTGTGCAGGCCTTGGTACATCTTGGTGAGCTGGTGCATCCGCCAAGCCTGTGGCAAAGGCTCGGTCGGACTTGCGGCCATCTCGTCGAGCAAGGTGTACCTCTTTGGGCGTGGCTGGCGCTTTTTCTTCACACGAACCCCGACAGGTCTGGAGCCTTCCAGCCCTCTGGTTTGCCGATCTTGCCGCCAGGCAGAATCACCGGCTTGCCGTCCACCAGCTTGGCATCGTTGCTGGCCAGCACGGCCTGGTCGGCTCCGAGCTTATCGAAGCCTGCTAGGTACGCCACACCGTTTCCGGTCACTTCGCTGTCGCAGATGGCATCAAGCGCCTCTGCCCGTCGGCCCTTTGGAATGCTCGCGGTGATCAAACCCTTCTTCAGCAAATGGCCAAGAGAATTCAGCTCGTGCACGATGTTGCGCAGGCGGTCTTGAATGGAACGGTCGTGGCCGTCGTCCAATTCGATGCAGGAAAAGAACTCGGCCTTCTCTTCAAAGTCGCATCCGATCTGCACCGCTATCGCGGCACGCGCAGGAACTTTTCCGCAGGCCTTCAGCCAGGCCGCTGTGCGCTCAAAGTTGCTGGCTTGGGCCTCTGCCATTAGGCGCTCGTTTCTGGCCCTCAAAAGCCTGTTTTCCTGCTCCAGCTCTGCAACGAGCATGTCCAGGTTGATTTCGTCTTCGCTCATGGCTTGAACTCCAAAATACTGAAGGTCTTGTCGACCCGGTCAAAGAAAACTGACAGGCCTGGCCGCGACCCGCATCGCAGGGCACGGCAGGCAGCCAGGTGGATTGTGGATGGCCGAAGCATGGCCATCAGGATGTAGCGCTTGTCCATCAGTATTTCCAGACAGTGATCTCGACAACCCACAAACGCAGGATGAATTCATTGTCCTCAATGCCGATGGCGAACAGTGGCCAGCGACGCTTGAGCCACTCCACATCAAAACGCAGTCCTCGCTTCATGCTTTCACCTTGTCCAGCTCCAGCCGGATGTAGTGCAGCACCTGGGCGCTCAGGCTGCGCGTGTTGCGCTCGGCCTCGGCCTTGAGCTTGGCCATGACATCGTCTGACAGGCGGACGGTCACGTATTGGGTCTTGTTTTTGGTTGTCATTGCTCGCTCCTTACTGAGTTCATGTTCACGCTGACATACCAGTCGCGCAACGCTTGCGCGTCTGCCAACGCATTGTGTGGATTCTTTGAAACGGTATCAACGCGCAAAACTTCCATTGTCAGAGGTGGCGTGTCCAGCCTTGTTCCTGGGCCGGTGATCAAGACCTTGCAGAACCACATAATGTCTTCTGGCCAATCAGCAATGATGTGTACAGAGTCAAACTCGAACTGGCGCATAAAGATGGCCAGCTGTTCTTGCAGGCTTTCAAATGTGATCGACGGCTTTCCAAGTTTTGGCATCACGTTTTCAGCAACCCAATGGTCTGGGTTATTGCAGCCAAGCACCTCGTAAAAAAACCGGCCATCTTCAGCAACCAGCGCCAGCGAAATCAATTCGCCACCATAGCTGTTCCACTCTTCGTCGATGAAAAGCCTCATGCTTCCTCCTTCGTGCCGTCGACAGGCGCTGTCTGGCGTAAAGCGTGAACCACAGCGCGGAAAATAAAGTCCTTAGCCTGTTGCTCACGTGGCAGCATGTCAAATGGCACGATGCAATGATGGGTCTTGGCATCTGGGTTTTTCTCTGGCCCGTACACCCAGCCATCTGAAACCTTCTGGGCCATCCAGCTTTCGTGGCTCGCCTCAGGCCCGACATTGTTTTCGGTGTGCAGCTTGACGCCAAGCATGGCGCTGTCCTTTTGCCACTGAGGTGCGTCCTCCCATGTTGGCTGGCTCATGTCGCCAAGTGCTTGGCAATATGCGCGATTCACCTCATGGCAGACACGTGCGATCAGTTCGTTGCTCATGCTGTCTCCTTTGCTTCTTCAAACATATCTGCAGTTGCAGGCCCACCGGCCAGCTCAATTGGAATGCCACCAGTCAGCAGACTAACCAGATCGTCTTGGCCAGCCACCTCGATGTCGAAGCGCGTCTGCGCTGCGTGCCGGATGGCCTGGGCCTGGTTGCCTGCTCGAATCAGTCGGTGTTTGTTGGTCTCCACGTCGGTGACCAGGTAAATGCGTGTGCTCATAGTTGCTCCAGTTTTCAAAAGGGAATGTCGTCGTCCATGTCGTCAAAGCCTGAGCCATGCGACTGTTGTGCTGCTTGCGGTTTCGGCTGCGGCTTAGGCTGGCTGCTTGCCTGCTCGCCACCGGCCACAAACTCTAGGTCGACCAAGCGTGCGACCATCTTGGTGGCCTGCGTGCCGTCGCCTTTGGTGAATGTCTGGATGCTCACATCCTCAAGGTATGCCACGATCTGGCCACCCTTCTTGATGTACGGTGCCAGCGACTCTGCGCGTTGGCCCCATAGCGAGGCATCGACCCACTGCGTCGGGCGCTTGCCGTCGTCGCCTCTCTTGCCATAGCTGAACGCCAGAGAGACGTTGGCCACCGCTGCCCCGCCTGGTGTGTATCGCACCTCGGCGTCTTTTCCGATGCGTGCCAGTCCGTTTGCTTTCATGCTTGCTCCTTCAGTTTGTAAACCCGAACAACCCGAGCGTGGGCTGATGGGTGGGTTGCTTGACAGTATCCAATCGGCTCGAAGGCGTCACCCTTAAAAACCGCACCCCAGGTGTTGGGGTGGTAGTCGGCAGGCAGCTCCACACGCTCCCTGACCTCGTTGATGGTGACTTGGCCAGTGGCCTCGGCCACCTCGACCGCCACCGACCTGGCATAAGCCAGCCAGTCCTCTCGGCCTTTGGCAACCAGCGCCAAGCCAGCGTCGCGCAAGTCGCGGCCATTCATACTGCATCCTTGTAAGACTGGATGAACTCGACCTCACGCTCAATGTCTCCGAGGAACTTGATCACCTCAATCTCCAGCTCGTTGATGGCTTTCTCATCGCGCATCACCCGGCGAATGATGAGCTGGGCATTTTCTGGAAAATCTGGGTTGTAGGACACGAAGTCGCACCACTCGCGCTCGGCCACCCAGAGCTGGCCCTGCACCTGCCAGCGGTAAGCCGATGGGCACTTTCCTGGCTCAAGGCGCAAATATTCCAAGTGCGTTTTTGGCATTGGGCACTTGTATTCGGTCATGCCGACATCGCCAACCAGACCGTCAGGACTTACCCCGACCTGCAGCGTGTCGTGCATGCAAAACCCGATCTCGGTAACCAGATGGCCAGTGTTGGCCTCGTAAGCCAGTCTGGCGAATGGCTCGCGCTCAGTTCCCTGATCCATGGCAAACGTGGTCTTGAACTCCTCACGCACGCCAGTGATGCGCTCTAAAGCCAAAGCCGTCAGGTAGGTTGCACGGGTTGCCCCGCCACCCTTGGCCATGATGTCACTGAACTTGGAGCCGGATGGCACGCCAACACGCGCCTGCTTCCACTCGTCGGTGCCTTGGTCTGCTGTGATGACTCTCATGCTGCTGCCCCTTGTGTGTCTGCTGTCTTGGCCGCCTTCTTGAGAGCTGGACCTTGGGCTTGCCAGAAGGCTGCCTTATGGGCTGACTTAGGCAGAGCCATGAACGCATCAGACAAAGCCTTCTCGCCTTGCATGGCTGCCTCGCGCATGGCCTGCAAGGTCTGCTCTTCATATTCTGGGTAACCGTCCAGCTGCTTCGGTGTCTTTTTGCTGGTGGCCTGGCCATCGTCGTCCTCTGGCGCAATTCCGCAGGCTGCCATCAGGCTGTAGCGGCGTGCATAGGTCAGGGCGCTGCCGTACCCTTGGGCGTCGTGCTTTACCGCTGGAACATGCAGCTTGCCTGCTGAGAAC